AGTCGTCTTCACTTTCAAGATCAACCTCAACAAACGAATCAATAATATCTGCGTTCATACCCCACCTTCGTCATACATTTCTTTCAGCATATCTAATTGTTCTTCTGACAACAGCTTCATTACCTGCTTTGTTTTATGCTGATTGTATTTATATATTTTAGATACTAGCTTTTCGTCTTCTGAGAAATTATTTTTAGGCCAAGGCGTAAATCTCTTTCTTTTCCTAACAGAATTGAAAAGATAAGAGTAATGTCTGCTATTTGGTATCTCAGGTCTCATGTTCATTTCGTTAGAGAACAAGATTGTGTCCGGATACAAAGAGAAAGCCTTGTTTATGATGTAAGCATCATATTCTGACCCTGTTTCTTCAACAGGGTCGTTTTCAGCCGAAATATTTTTCACGTAGTCGAAGAGCTTCACTTGAACATACACCCCGCCATAATCTCTGTTAAACACGCTGTCACGTTGATATCAGGGTTCGCCACAAAAGCTTGCTTGTACTGATAATCCGCAAGAATCAAAACAAGCTGTGCAATCGAGGCTTTTTCAAGGTAGTCAACAGACATTGTGTAGATGTTTGAGAACAATGTGTCTGGATGAATATCGTTGTTGTGTGATACCCACTTACGAACTTCTGTGAAGTTCTTTTCTTTTAGATACTTGAATAGTTGACCGTATGCTTCATCGAAAGAACTAATGACATCTGTACTAAGTTCTCCTGTTGAGGAATAATACTGAATTTCGTTCAAGATCTTTCGGAAATCTGGAAAGTGTTTTTCGAGAAGTAAAACCAGAGTCTTCTTTTCGTACTCTACACCTTCAGCCTCAAGAATACTCTTAAGACCTTTGAAGAATTGGCTTGCAATCTGCGGCTTTTCCTCCTTTGAGATTTTAAACTCTACGTGAGAGCATCTTGATCTCAAAGGCTGCAGGATTTTATTGACGTAGTTACAAGTGAGAATGAACCCACAATTCTTCGAAAACTCTTCCATAAAGTTTCGGAGAGCAGGTTGTGTCGAGTTTGGATTAAGGTAGTCAGCCTCATCAAGTATGACATACTTCCTACCGCCTGTCATCGAAACTGCAGAAGCAAACTGCTTAATCTTTACTCTCAAAGTGTCAATGTTTCCATCTAAGGAACCATTGATCACAATGTAATCACAACCCAACTCATCCAACATGGCCTTGGCAACCGTAGTTTTACCAACGCCAGAAGAACCAGAAAATATCAGGTTTGGTAGATTCCCTTTGTCTACAAACCTTTGCAGCTTCTCTTTGATACTCTCTGGTAAAACGGCATCTTGTACTCTTTTGGGACGATATTTTTCAGCCCAAATACAATCATCAACAATCACACGTCACCTCGTACACTGACAGCATAAGTCACAGGAGTTTGCTTCCCTTTAAAGACGCCAAAGGAAGAATTAGGATCTAAGCATACATCGTAGTCCCCGTCCATAAGCTTTAAGCTGTCAAACGAAAATGTAATTGGTCCGCTGTCTTCTTGATCTGTCGTAGTGATAACTGTTGTCCAGTCATCAATCGTTCCATTGTCTAGATCAATAGCTCTGACAATGACCTTACCCTCAGTACACTCAAACTGTGCTTCAGGCATGTCCAAAAGAGCAGCAGCTTTACGTAAAACTACCACATCATTTTTAGTCATTGTAAAGTTTAAGGATCCAGAAAATGAAGTAACGTTAGCCGGATCAACTTTTTGATGGATGATCATACTTTTGTCAGCATATTGATACTTCACACTATGCTTGCCCGAACTAATCTCAACCGACTTTTCACTAAAATCAAATTCAGGATCAGGCATCATGGAAATGATATTGAGGAATCTAGACAATTCATAAATACCAAAAGGCGTGTCAAAAAACTCATCTACGTCTGCAAATGCAAATACATTTCCGTAAGGTGAGGTAGTCTGGATCTTTGATCCAGACTCCACGTATACAGAAGGATTGATAGTCGAAAAGTTCTTCAACAAATCAATCGTTTCTTTAGATATATTCATCACTTTTTCATCTTCTTAAGCTGGTTCATATCTGCAGTGGCAACAGCGCCGATCTGCGCCAATGCACCAAGACTACCACCAAAGATATATGATCCGCAATGTTTAAGTTCCATCCAAGGACACAACCAGACCTTCATTCCGGCTTTACGTACATTGTAACAGAACATATAATCTTCTGATAAATATCTCTTTGATTCTGGATCAATGATACAATCAAAGTAAGCCATAATCTCTCTAGAACCATCGAAGTGTGCTGTTCTAACGTGATCAGGCTTGTACTTGTACTCCGGATAAACCTCATCGTACTTCTCAAAGGTTTCCCGACGAATCATCATAAAGCCAGTACCAGCTTCACCAACCTCAACAGGCTCATTGACCGGAACAGCCCTTTGACCCGCAACTGGATTGAAGACGTAATCACCGACAAACTGTTCAAGTGTATTTGGATTATCGTCAGCAACACCTTGATCAACAGCAAGCTTGATCTTTTCCCATGAGATGTTCTTTTTTGGATATGGACCAGCAATAATGTCATACTCAGATTCTTCATCTTGTAAAGCCATAAGTGCAAGCACGTCTTTAGGATCAAATCCAATGTCAGAGTCAATAAACATAAGGTGTGTAAAACCAGACCTCACAAATTCATCAACACAATAGTTTCTAGCTCTTGTAATCAGAGACTCATTGAAAAGGTAATAAAATCGAATCTCGATATTATATTTTGCACAAACAGCAGCTAAGTCTGCTGTCGATCTAGCAAACATACCGTGGCACTGACCACCATACATGGGTGTTGCTACAAACAATTTCCTTTTCTGTAATTCCTCAATAGAAATTTCAGTTTTCATTATCTACCTCGTTTTAAGTTAAACAGATTTTTCACCATAATTGCCTTGGTACGTACCATTGCTTTCTGATTCGAGAATAAGGTACTGACCAACTCTAGCACCCTTTTTAATCTTTGCTGTTCCTGTAGTCACAACCATAAGAGCAACCATAGAACCTTTATACCCGGTATCATAAAGACCAGAACAAAGATAAACACCATTTCTAATCAAAGAAGATCTGCTGATAACAACACCTGCTTCAGACTCTCCGATTTCAACTTTGTTCTTCATGATGATCTTGTAAGATCCCGGCTCTAGCACGTAGAAGCCATCAGCCTGTACGGGAAGCTTAGACGTAATTCTGTGTTTCTTGTCGATTTCATCTAAGACGAAATCAGACGGTTCAATTTTCTCCACTTCTTCTAAACGAATATCAACAGCATTCGGTTGAACATCGCCTTTCTCTACTTCAGTAATTTTAGTAGAAGTAAATTGTGATTCAGGATGTAGAAGCATTTTTTACTTTTCCTCTTCAAGTGTGTACATCATTAATATAATGTAATGTATTGCTTTTAACAGGTCTTTTTTATTTTTACCATCTTTTTTTCCGTATCTAAGCAAATATTTTAAGGCATTGTCTCTGGCTGTCCATTCGAGTGTCCCTAAAGCCTCCCAAACATCTACGGCTTGCATGTCCGTTTTCTTGCTTTTGTAGTGCTGGCTATAGGTTGATTCGATGTACTCCTCAACCTCGAACAAGATTTCATTTTCTCTGTATTTGAAGTCAGTCATTTTCGACCCGATATCTTCTTTCTGTTTTTAAGAGCTTGCTGTCTGTGGTAAGACGTGGCCTTGTTGTAAAACACCTGACCATTGATGTTGTCAATATGGTGAAGGAGATTTCTTGCAGTCAGACCTACAAATTTTTCTACGTTAAACTCACCATTGATGTCTTGGAACCTAACACGAACACCAGAAGGTCTTTTGACCTTACAGACGATATCACATCTAGTGATGTCCGTTTCTTCCAAATAGATATCTTCGCCAAACGTAGTCGTAACAACAGGATTAAACATTGCAAAGATTGGGTCTGTGTCCAAGACAATGACTCTTGCATTCAAACCAATTTCGTTTGCAGACAAAGCCAATACCTTGTGTTTTCTTATCGTACCAATCATATCGGTAGCCAATTGTTTAGGATCTTCAATAGGATTGTTAAAATCAAAAGGATCTAACTTTGTTGTTAGGATATCGTCCTTAGAATCTACAAGTTCTCTTTCATCCATCATGCCACCTTACTAAAACCTTTCACTTTTTCGAACTTTATAACATTATCAAAGGAATCGTGTAGTTGATCACCTTTGTGACTGATGATGACGA